CAATGTATGGCCGATCATTGGTATTAATGAAGCAGATGTATAAACGTTTGAGTAAGTCTGTGGTGCATTCATAATTGCTTGAGCAACTGCAAATGCTTTAGACATGGCAAACATGGTTTTATAGGCTGCCGATTGTTCACCCATTAAACCACCCATTAAATCAGCCATCCCCCCCAAAGTTTCAGAAGCAACCCTTGCTCCAAGTGCCGACTTTTTAAGCTCATAATTTTGATCGATCATAAACATACGATCTTTATGTGCTTGCCAAATTGCCTCTTGTTCTGCTGCAGATTGAGCAAGGGCTGCTTGAGCGTTAGCCAAAGCACGGGATTTTGCATTTTGCCCTAGTCTTTCTTGTCCAAGTTGGTAAACCTCACTAGAACCATTCAAACTTGCATTTGTACTATCCCAAGCAATGCTTGCTTGTGATGCCTTATCAATTAAGCTTAATTGTTCCTCAGCTTTTTTTAATTCAATTCGTTGTTTTTGCTCTTCTTTAGAAATTTCAGAATTACGCAAAATCTGCTCGCGTTCATACGCGAAACGAATTCTCATATTTTGAAGCTCAGTATTTAAGAATGAACTGGCATCGTTTAGGCGTTGTTGTTGCTCAAGTTTTTCCCACTCTATTTCCTTCTGTTTTTGGCGTTCAAGACCCGCTTTAATTTCTAAAGCTTTTTTCGATTTCCCATACTCATACTCGGCATTTGAATCAATTAACTCTTTTTGTCGATCATAGTTTTGTTCAATCTGCTTGATTCGATCAGTTTCAAAAGCAAAGTATTGGTTATACTCTTCCTTTTTATCTGACTCTAACTTTGCAAGCTGAGCAGCATATAACGCATTCTCTTGAGCAAGCTTTTCCTTTAACTGCGGTGTACCAGCATACGCAAGTTTGATCTTATTAATATTATCTTGATGCTCCTTTGCAAGTCGTTGAGCTTCAGTGTAATACCGTGCGTTAACTTCTTTTCTTGCATCATTAATAGCCTGTTGAGACTCGGCAGCTTTGTTGATTAATTCAAGTTGATCTGCCTGAGTAGGCATTAAAATTGAATTGTCTACAGTAGATTTCCCGGATACTCCCGCGAACCATTTTTGGAAACCGGGTACGTAACCAGCAACCTCTTTGCGCTTGCTATCTGATAGACCACCTTTCAAATAGGTTCTTAAGCCACCTGCACCTGCATTGTAGGCCATTAAGGCTTTTGCACGATCACCAAATTCTTGGTAGCGTTTTTGCAAGTCTTTAGCCGCTGCAGTTGCGATTTCTTCAATCGAACTTTTGGCATTAAGACCATACTGTTTTCTAAACACGCTAGTAGTTTGAAAAAGACCTGTTGCCCCAGTATGACTTTTTGCCCCGGCATTCGCCCCAGACTCTTGAAGAATCAAGGCAGCAAGTGTTCCAGCAGGCAAACCATATAAACTTTCGATTTGAGCAAAATTATTTGTCTTTGCAATGCCTTGCGCACGAGCAATTGCCGCCAACTCGTCTTTACTAAAAGTATAATTTTTTAGATTGAAGTTCTCGCGGGCAGCAAGTAGCACATCCTTTGACAATGGTGCTTTAAAAGCATTTTCTCCATTTGTTGCGACTTGTGCATCTGCATAAACATTCGCTTTATCTACACTTACCCCCTCTCTTACAAGTGTCTTGATATATCCTTCTCTAAGCACATCTTGTTTGGCTTGGGTAATGTAATCTCGTTGAGCTTTTGTTAAATTGTTCCACGCTTTTTCAGCCTCTGTGAGTACCTTCGTTTGGTTCTGCTGTGCCTTAGTCGTTTCATCAGTGACGCTTTTAACTATAGATTGAATATCTTTTTGTCTTTGAATCTCTTCTGTAGCACCCTTAATCGTTAAACCAAAGTCAGCAATACTTCTCAATTGAGAATCACTAAAAACATTTGTTGCCGATAAAACATTTAAAGCTTGTGCGGCCCGATCCCCTCCGGCTTTAAGGTCATCAATATACTGCTGTAATGCTCCAGCTTGTTTCTCGGTTCCAGCACCAGTGAGAATGTTATATACACGACGGTCAAGTTGCGAAAAAGTATTTTCGATAATCTTGTTTTGCTTACTTATTTCATCTGCTACATCCAAAGATTTAATTTTTAACTGTTCTGCATTTAGCTTTTTATATTTTTCCTTTAACTCATCAATTGTAAGACCTTGGTCACTCAGCGCCTCTGTAGTGTCCTTAGTCTGTTGAGTCATTAGATAATATGCGCCACCGGCCACAACTAACTGAGCAGCCAACATACCCAAGCCCGCAGGCCCGCCAAGCAAAGCAAGTACCCCTGTAGTTGCCCCAGCAGTTCTAGCAAAACTAAATAATCCAACTTGTGCGCGTAAAGCAAAAACGGCAGTTTGACCAAGTTGATAAGTGGCAACAACCAAAAGCTGGTACAAATCTGGCAGCGATCCCAGCAGCAACAGCAATTGTCACAGCTTTAATCTCTGACCAATTATCAACAACCATTTTCAAAGCTGGCACAACATTGTTAATCATTCGATATTCAAGACCTTGCCACTGGAGGTCCATCAGCATCATTTGCTTTTTAGCTTCAGCAAGGTTTGCTGCAAGTTCATCAGTCATGATTGCGCCAGCTTTCTTAGCTGCCTCACCATATTCTTTAAAGCCTTGCCCACCATTTTCTAAAAGAGGAATCAACAAAGAGGAATCGGAGATGATTGCTTCCATGTAGAATTTCATATCATTTGTAGATGCACCCGCTTTTTCTAAAGAGTTGTAAAATAGCTGAAGTGCATCTGGTCCAGATAGCTTTTGAAACTGTTGAATTGTTACGCCAACTTTTGGTGCAATATTTTCGAAAAAGTCTGCTAAAGGACCGCCCCCGGTTTGTTGAAAGTCACCAATCCGGTCTTGCATATCTTTCATTTTGTCCGCAAATGATTCCATTGATATGCCAGCAGATTCCGCACCCTTTGCAAAATATTGAAAATCTTTTACAGAAGCATTAGCAAGCTTTGAAAAGCGCTGAATATCACTTCCTGTTTGGATTACTTTTTCGCTATAACTAACAAGGTTTGCAATTGAAAGCCCAGCAATAGCACCACCCAACGCACTAACTGCAATTGCAGCAATATTTAAAGATCCTGCAATTCCTTGACTTGATGTACGGGCTTGGCGCTCTGCCTTACTTAATGGCTCCGTAAAACTAGCTGTTTGAACAACCAAATCAAGGGTTAATCTGCCAAGTGAATTAGTCGCCATTTCTTTTCTCCGGGCAATAAAAAACCCCGCAAATACGGGGTTTTCAATGTTATTTAATTTACCAATTTGAATCAGATGACTCAGTGTGAATGCCGTTCTTAAAATCTTGAACTATGTTTTTTAATCCTAACTGGATAACATCATTGTCCTTTTCTGGTACAGTCTGAATTTCCTGTCCAATAGCTACAAATTTAGTTGCTCCTTTTGTATTAATTTTCATAGTCATGTCATTAAAAGAAATGCGAGCTTTATTGTCTTTTGTATCAATTTTAATTGTAAAAACTAAAATATCATCCTTATGCGCCATACAACTCCAAGTACCTTGGCAAGGGAACTGCATATTACCTTTCCCAACAATGGTGCCTGTTGCTGAATCTTCATATTGAATAACTGAATTTGATGATTTAAATGACTTTGCTATCCAAATTTTAGAAGTATTAAAAATTTGGTTTTTTGACATATTTGGCAGGTCAACTACCTCAACATATTCACTAATCTTAACTTGTTGTGCAAAAGTAGAGATGCTAAATAAACAAAAAATTAGAAAAATTAACTTCTTCATGATTTCACCATTTGTTATAAAGTTTTGACAAAATAACAATCAGTATATTAAAAAACCACCCTTTTGAGTGGTTTTTTAATCATTTCATTAATCACTTGCTACTTTTTCAAGGTAATCAATTAAAGATAGCGAGTTGTCTTCTGGTGGTTGCTCATGAGGCATATAAACATAAGGATCAACTTTAGTGCCATCTTTCACTTTAAACCCTGTGTAGAGAGCCATCCAGCTACCAAAACTTTGCTCTAAACGGCGACCAAAGAAAAGAGAGCCATATTTTTGACGATAGGCTCTCCATTCCATCAACTCTTTATGACTAATGTTTAATTCGGCTTCTGCTAAAGTGCTTCCACCGATTCCATTGAGGACGAGTTCAATGAGGAGTTCTCTGTCTGCAAGCTCTTCTTCCGAGACTTTCCCAAAAAATTATTAATTTCATCAGATGCCGCAAATAGAGCATTTACTAAACTAGGCTCAGCCTTGTAAATGTCATTCACATTTGCGAAAAATGGTGTGCCTTTTTGGTCAGAACAAATAGAGCCAAGCAACTGAGCGGCTTGCATTTGTGTGGAATCAATCGTCTTGACTTTTGAAGCTTCTAAATCTTGATAGTTGACATCCCATTCAATCGCTTTTGAAACTTCTCGGCTTTCTTTGAAGTTCAATTTTTTTACAAAAACATCAGCTTCAAGCTCTTCAATTTGCCCAAGTTCAAGATTTGGATTTCCAGTTAGTTCTTTTAGTGACTTGATATTGCATTCAGTCACTTCAACCAGCCACTTAACTGTTTTTAAAATTGGAGCATTTAAAGAAGTAATGCTTTTCTTTAGTGCTGTAGTTGAAATCTTAGTCATTATGGTGTCACCGTGCGTTTAGTTCGAGTTACTTTTGAAGTACGCACTAGTGTGTATGAATAACCTAGCGCTGCATCAACTTCAACATCATTTGGTGCTGCATCATTTAAATAACCCTTAAAAGACCACCACATGCGGTCCTCTGGTAAATCAATACCAGTGGTTGCATCATATGTTGGCGGGGTTTTTGAATGACTAGAGCCAACATACCAGTCAAGCTTTTCGCCACTTTCTGCAATCTCAGCTAATTTGTCATGACTTGTATTTGTGTCATCATAATCAATATCAAAAGCACCTTCGCCCGGATCGCGCATCCCGCGAATATATTCTTTAGTTTCAGCATCAAGGCAAGTCACATCAATTTTACCGAACGTGTCTTGACCAAATCCGATTTTCTTCACACAGACGAAACGGACAACCTGACCGTCGATCACAGTGAATACCTGTGTACCTTGCGTTTTTACATTAGCCATTAAGAGCGCTCCTTAATTTTTGGCATAAAAAAAGCACCCCAATAGGTGCTAAGTGAAAAAAGTTTTGTGTTTTATTCGCGGTTTACAATCCAACTTACATCAAAAGAATAGTGAGGCATTCCTGTTACTGGGTCCTTATCTGCTTCGCCATAGCGAACCACATAACAATCAAGCTCTATTGCAAAACGGATTGCTTCTGCAACTTGATCAACCACATCTTCATCTGTTGCATAAACATCGATTTGAACAATTGCACTGTCGGAAACA